ATTAGTTCTTTGATTTTTTCAACCATTGCTTTTTCTTTCATATCTATATTTTTTGAATTCATTTCGTATCTGTCCGCAAAATAACCTTCAATAGAAAATCCTTTTACTTCGCCTAATTTAACTTTGTTCCAAATTTCGTCGTTGTTTACTTTCATCGAAATCATCCAAGTTCCTTTTGGTAAATCAAACCCGTAATTTTTGCTTTTGTCGTTTTGACCTTCAATAATCCAACTTTCGACCACTGACATTCCTTTTAACTTTTGGCTATGTTCTAACGTTGAATTATTTTGGTTTGCGTTCATTAAAAACAACTCACTTGCTTTTCGTATAGTTGCCTTTGAAAAATAAATATAATATTCGTCTTTTGTTTTGTCGTTTTTGCGGTAAATTTGTTTGTCGGGAACTAAAGCTGGTCCCATTAAAATACGCTTTTCTGCGTCAACTTCTTTTAAAAGTATTTCGTGTTTTGACAAATGAATAAAATTTTCCTCTATGGCGGGTGACATTACCACGCTTATTGCGTCAATCCCGCTTTGCTCGTCTTTTTCGTCTATAATTAGTTCAACTATTCGCATAAATATATAATTAAAGTTTTTCTAAATTGTTGCATTATTTATTCGGTTACGCTCCAACGCTTGTGCGCTTGTCATTTCGGAACTAACAACGTAGGCTTGTACGGGTTTTTGTTGCAGTTGTGCTAATTGATTCATTCCGTTATTACCTACAACGTTAAATTGTGGTGCTTGTACCGCACCGCCAACACCACCACCACCACCACCGCCACTACTTGCGCTTGGTTCTGCTCCTCCTTCAAATTGTGATTCTTTTATTTTCTTGATATTTATTAAACCCGCCGCAATCGCTCCCGCCGCCGCTAAAGGCGCTAATACTGGTCCGACAACGGGAACTCCAATAGTTGACTTATAAGCACTTTGAGCGCTCATATAAGTATCAATTGTCGCAGTTGCTATATTAGAAGCCTTTTGAACGTTAAACGCCCTTTTTTGACTTGCTTTACTTTTACCCGCAAATAGTTCTGCTATGTTTGCAATAGATGTTAAACCGCCTTTAACTGCGTCTAATTGTTTGTTTAATAATTCTTGTTTTTTATTTTTTGCGTCTTCGTCTAACTTTGCAATTTCTTTATTCGTTTTTTCGGTTAATGCTATTTTAGCCGTTTCATATTGTTCTTGAGTTAATAATTTTAAATCATAATCGCTTGTTAACTTTTCTAAATCTAAAACCGCTTTTTGGTCTATTGCTTGACGTGCTAATTCTTCTTCGCTTAAAACAATTAAATTGTAATTTTTTATCGCTTCAATTTCTTTTTGTCGTTGAGCTTCTTTAATCGCTTCTTCTTCGGCTAAATATTTTGCGTCAATTGCTTTTAATGCTTCTTGGTGTTCCGTAGTTAGTTTTTCAATATCCGTTGCAAGTAAACTTTCAGCATCGAATTTTTGCATTAAAACTAATTTTTCATAGTCTTGTTTACTTAAATCAATTTCTTGTTGTTTTAACCAATCTTCGTCCTCTTTTTTAATTCGTTCTTGAGTATATTTGTCACGGATTTTTTGTTCGTCTATGCCTTGTTGAATAACATCTTGTGCAATTAATTCGTCGGCTTGTTTCTTTTTTACACTTCCTTCTTTAACTTGCTTTTCTAAATCTGTTTTTTTACGCTCGTATTGAACTCTAATTAACTCAAGTTCTTTTTCTTGTCCGTCTGCTAAAGATTTTAATTTTGCGTCTTCTATTTCCCTTGAAATATTTTTAACTTCTTTAACTTCTTTTTTCGCATCGTCTAATTTTTGTTTTGCTCGGTCTCTCGAATCTTTTGCGTGTTCCGCTTCTAAAATTGCTAAATCATTTTGGGAATCTAACAATGATTTTTGTGCGGTTTGATTTTCGTTAAGTATTTTTGTTTCTTTTTCGGTTAATTTTGCTAAGTCTTCTTTTAATATGTTTATTGTGTTTCGATTTAAAGCGTCATCTTTTAGAGATTTAGCAAATTGAATTTGCCATTCTAAATCTGCTTTTTGTTGTGCTTGTGTTGCCTTTACTGATTGATATTGTAAATATGTGGTTCTAATTAATCCTTGTTGATAAGAAATAGCGCCTTTTATTCTTGTTCGTTCTAATTCATAGGTGTCTTTTCCTTGTGCTTTTAATAAAGCAATTTGCCTTCCAATAGCATCGTCTTCTTTTGTATATGATTTTAATTTTTTTGCGTTTGCCTTGTCAAATGCAATAATTTGGTCGTCTAACGCTTTTGTTTTTGCTTCGGCAATTGCCTTTGATTTTGAGTTGGCTTCGTCTTCGGCAAAACTTGTTAATCCAATCCAATCGCCAAAATCTTTTAACAATTGTATTGCGCCACTTATTGGCGTCATTAACATTTCAAAATTTGCAATTAATAAACCAACGCCAACAACTAAAGCGCCTATTCCAGTTCCAATCATTGCAAGTCTAAACAACTTCATTGCACCCGTTGACGTTCCAACAACTGCGGTATATACTCCCGTTGCTACGCTTAACGCCGTTGTTTTTACGGCATCAACCCCTTTCATAAATGCGCTTTCCTTTTGTAACGCATTTTGTACTTGTTGAACTCCATTTGCCAAAGCCATTGCGCCTTGAACTTTCAACATTGCTTTTTGTAAGTTTTCATTTTCAGAACCCGCCAAAGCCATTGCACCTTGTACCGCTTCGAATCCACCCGTAACCGCACTAAGTCCGCCTAAAGCAATATCTACTTTTCCCGTGTCGGACGCAAAGTTTTTAACTTGTTGGTTTAAGTCTCCGATTTTATCTTGTAACTTACCCGCTTCGGCTACTAACTCCTTGAAACCTTCCGAACCTTCGTCCATTGTTCCAAGTTGCTCCTTCATTTCCCTTAATTGTTGTTTAAGGGTTTTCGTTTTTTCGGTTACTTGGTCGAAACCACTTTCTTTAACCTCAAGTTCAATTGTTCTTTTTTCAGCCATTATTTTTTATAATTATAAATTATTTGTCGCTTTGCTTTTTTCCAACCTTGTTTTATTGTTATGGCTAAATTGTATTTTCCTTTTGCTATTTCTATATTTTCGGTTTGCCCGTAATGTTCGGACGATTCCAAAAGTTGAATTATTAGTGCTATCATTACCCGATTCGATTAAAGGTTGCAATTACCGAAGGCGTTGCGGGGTGTAACGCTTGTTCCGATTCCGTTTGTAATTGTATTGTTTCAACGGACGGCATCCACATAATTTCTATGTAATCGTTTTCGCTCATAGCTAAAACAAAATTCCAAGAAGCCACCATATAATGCGAATTATTCGCAATTGTTATTCTTGTGTTTGAGTTGTCTATATTAACCCCGTTCAACGAAAACCAAATGTCAACGCTCGCTTCTATTCCACCCGACGTTCTATAAAGTTGAGCGGAAAACTGAACGTTAAATACTCCCGTTTGATTAGTTGTTATTTTGGTAAAATCTACGATTGAACAATCATTTGCTAAAACATTATTTCGCAATCGCATAGGCGTTGGCGTATTCGCTAAAGTCGTTTGCGTTTGCGTATCGTAGAACGAACCCGTAACGTTTCCGTTAAAAACTCCGTCTCGAATTAAATACCCTTTTATTTTCTTTGTTCTATAAGTTTCACTCATTGCGTCAAACTCGGAAACACACGCTAAATCTTCATAATCTAAAGCGGTTGTTTTTTCTATCATTTCACTAAACTTGATTGCCATTTTATTCTATAATTAAGTTAATACTATCTTCAGTTTGCATTTGTATATTGTCTTCCGTTATTATTCCGCCTTCTTGTGGTTCGGGTAATATTGGAATAAAATCATTTAATAAATTAAATATTGTTTCGCCCGTTGTTAGATTCGTTTTAAAGTCGTTTATAATGTAACGCTTGTCCCTTATAATAAGCCTATCGTTTAATTGTAACGACGTTAAAATTGAAATAGGTAATACCGCCTTAACGTTTGTTAATCGGTTCTTAGGGTCATACAAATTTGCTAAATAATCAAAGTAATAAGTTGCAAACAAACTTTGTTGAATCGGTATACCTAAGTAAGTTGATGTTTCTGGCGAAAAGTTTAACGAGTAATCTATACCGCCAACGTTTGTATCTTGTCCAAATATTTGAACTGAATTACAAACTGCCGTTCCCGTTGAATCTTTTATATAAATTGGATTTGTTGCAACTACGTCTTGTCCATAATATAAAATGCAAGGCTTCGGAATATAAGGCGATAAAGCGCTATTAATTGAAAATCCAACTTGTACGTTTGTCCCCGTGTACTTACTAAACATTAAGTTTTCAAAAGGAACATCTATATTTAATTCGCCTCCGTCGTAAGGGTAAGGTTGCTCCGTGTTTCCGTATTCTTTTAAACCAATTTGTAAATAATATTTATTCGTAATTGATTCGCTCGGTTGATACCTAAAAGAAATCTTTTTGTAAAGTTTTACTCTTTCAATATCTATGCTTGTCGAATCCGTAAAAGTTGTTATGTCGAAAACATTTCCCGAAGCGTACCAATAATTTAAAGTCTCAACTAAAAATTCGTTTGGTGTATTTGTTCCCGTACACGTTAAATTAAATTCTTTGAGTAACCCCGAAAAGAAATCCGAAACTTTTATATCGGGTGCGTTTCTTTGTAAAGATGTCGTTGGGAATAATGGCAAAGGTGCAACGTTAAAATTTGCAAAAGCAAAAGGTAACCCCGATATTGAATAATAGTAAAAATATAATAAAGTAAAATCTAAAATTACTATTCCCGTTGACCTTGCTTGGAAAAAGTAAGTGTTGTTTAACCCTAAAGTATCTGGTACATTTACAACGTCAAAACTTGCCCCCGTTCCATCGCCTAAAACTGATTGTACTAAATTTCCATTCAAATAAACATCAACATAAAAAGGTACTATTGTAGGTGTTATTAAAGCTAATTTTACCGAGTGCGAAGCTCCAACCGAACCCGCATTACTTGTTGCTTGAATGCTTATTGTATTGTTTACGTTACTAACAAAAGTTGACATTGCAACCCCGTTTGGAAAAGTTCCCGTTTGACTTACAAAGTTGGTTATGTTTAAAGTTGTAGGCGTTGACATTATTTCGAAGCGGTCTCGGTTTTTATACCACAAGTAAGCGTTTTTAAAATTGTCCGTTAAAAAGAAATTACTACTAAAAGTTATTCCATAACGCAACTCTATTAACTGCATTATTCTACTCAACCTTAATGCGGGAAATAGTTCGCTTATATCTATTGCTCCTAATAAAGTGTCTATTTCACTTGCCGTTCCTAAATTAAACCAAGACGGGGGCGTACCACTTGCGGGGGTTGCGTTATATTTCCAAAATTCTCCAGAACTAATTAACGGGTAAGCTATGTCCGTAAATCCTAAAAGACCTTCAATAAAGAATTGAATCGTTGGTAAATTTACGGCTTGGTCAACGCTTGAATAGTCCAAGTCGCTTAACTTGTCTTCGCCAAATAAATCTTTTAAACTCGTTAATTGCCCGTAAAAAGTAATCGTGTAATTTTCAACTTGTCCGTTCTTTACGTTTGACTTTTCTAACTGAATCCGTCCACGTCTAAACGTAGTCATATCAATTTCAATATATCCGTCTTTTCGTTCTTGAAAGTTATAAGTGCCGTCTACGTCCGATTGGTAAAAGTGCTGAAAGATTGCGTTGTTTCGTGTTGTCGCTGGAATCGTAAACGCTTGGGAAAAGTCCGTGCTTGTTTTAGAAATATCCGCTATGTTTTGAACGCTCGAATTTACTTCAATAGTTTCGTCGTTGAATAAATCTATTTGTTGCCCTTCGATAAAAACCCTTACTTCCCTTTTCATTAAATTACATTGTTTATTACATCAAACGCCATTTCAAAATCTAAAGAATAATTTATCTTTTTGTTGTTTATGTTTTTTTCCTTGTTAACGCTTTTCGTGTTTATTCTTATTGGTAGTTTCGTGTTTCCCTTCGTCCATAAAACCCGCTCACTAAGTAAAAGTTGTTGCAAGTTTTCGTTAAAAGTTTCATCTACCCAACCCGAATTCACTTTGTATTTTATATTTCCGTTGTTGTTAAAAATTTGTTTTTGTCCTTGCTTAACGTCGTAAGTCAAAGCGTCGATTGTCATCATAAAATTATAAGGGGTGCTTTGAACTTCTAAATTTTCAAAACTTGCCTTAAAAAATGTTTCCCGTTGCCAACCCCCGTATTTATTTATAAAGTCCAAAACTATTGGTTCATATTTACATTCCGTAACGGGTCTAAAATATCCAGTCCAAAAAGTAAACGAAAAAGGTGTTGGAGCGGTTGAAAATTTAACTTTTGCACCTTCCGAAATCATTGATGGCGGAACTCTAAAAAAATCGAACGCCCTTGAACTCGTCGCTGAAAAAGTAAATATTGTTCCCGTTTGTAAACCCGTGTATTCAACAATAAAATTAATAGGCAAGTAAGCCGTAATTGTTCCCGCTAAACTTTCAGCCGTTGTTGGGTAAGCGGGGTCGTAATAATAGTTGTAATCCATTTCTTCGGACAAAACAACCGCTTGTCCAAAAGAATAGTCGGGGTTAATTCCCGTTTCATAATAACCGAATCCGTCAAACGCTCGGTAAGTTGCGTTAAATTGCGCAACATAATTACCGCCAATTAAATTGTAAGTATAAATATCAACTAAAGTGTATTCTTCGTAAGGCGTTAATTGTAAGTTCGTGTTTGCGTTGTCGGGACTTGTTGGGTGCGTTATGTTTTCCCGAATGTAGGGACTTAGATTATAAAGCGTAACCGTGTTGTTTGAAGCGGGTATTAATTTGCTTAACGTGTAAGTTGGTGTTGCGGGTGGTAAGGCGTTTGCCTTGTAAATAAATATTTCGACTTTTGAACCCGTTTGCGTTGCATCGTCAACTTCGATTATAAAAGGACTGCGAACGAAAATGTGGTCTTGATTAGGTAACGCCATTGTTATATGTTTTTAAAATTTTCTTTCATTATTGTATCAAATGTTTCTTCGGCTTCTAAGCCATACGCTTCAATCATTTCGTCGGGTAAATTCTTAAATGCTTTTTCGAAAGGCGTGGTAAAAAATAAACTCCTTGATATACCTTGTCTAAAAACACTTTCACGAACTGCGAACGGACTTAACCCCTTTGAGTTTGCCCATTGTTCAAAATGCTTAACGCTTGGTTTGTTTCCTATCTTAAAACTAAAAGGACTGCCTTTACCTTTTTGTTTCCACATTTTGCCCTTGTTGTTCGTCTTTTTAAACTTGCTTGTTGTTGACCTTACGCCACCCGCACCCATAACCCCTTGGTCTTGATAAAATCCGTATTCTTCCATATCAAAATACAAGCGCAAAGAATTTGGCATTACTTGTATTTCGCCTTTAATAGATTCGTATAATTTGCGGGTGTGGTTCTTTTTTAACTTGCTTAAATTGCTTCGTGCTTGTTGTATAACGTAGTCCCGAAATTGCTCAAGAATTATTTGTTGTTCGGCTTTTTCCATTTTAACAAATCGTCATTTCGTTTGGTACTAAAACATCGAACGTCATCGTCCAACCGCTTAACAAGTTTTCGAATCGTTCCGTAAAAGGTTCGCAAGTTGGGTTTCCGTCTATTTGGAAAAGGTCGTATGCTAAACTTCCGTGTAACATAATATCGTAAGCTCGGTTTAAGATAGCTAACGTTGAGTTTAAAGCGTCTTGTGTATTATCGTTGCCTAAATATACATTCGTGTTTTCGTTCTTCGATATATCTACTAAATCCATTGCAATTAAAGAAATGTTAAAGCGCAACACGTTTACTTCAAACGTACACGAATTAACCATAATGTGAACAAGTGGGAAAATAGTTTGTTTAGCTAAATCAACTTGGAAAATGTCTCCTTCGCTTACTGAGTTAACTAAAGCGTCTGCGTCAAAGTGCGCTTTTAGTTTGTCTATTGCCGTGTAAAATCCTATCATTTTAAATACTTGTTAAGTTGTCGTTGTTCTATTTCGTTTTTTTGTTTCTCAAAAGTTAAGTAGGTCAAACATTTAAGTAGTCCCATTGCGGTAACTTCGTCAAATTTTGTGACATCGCCTTTAGCGAGTGCATAAATTGATTGATACCAACCCCATTGTTTTGAAAATTGTGTTGCTTCGCTAAAGTCTCCAATGCCTTCGGGTTCTTCGCTATCTCTTGTTCTAAATAAGCTATCGTACTTTGTAATAATTCGCTTCCTAAATTCCAAAAAAAAACCGACGAACTTAACACAACTCCGAGCGGTGCGAACTTCATTAAATCTGAAAATTCAGCAGTCCCAGTATAGTTAATAATTTCGTGTCCGTCTTTTCGTTTTAACTTTATTGGTCGGTACATTACCGCCATTGCTTTATGGTAAGTGTCCCAACTTTTTAAATTTTCCTCAAGGTCTACATATTCGCCAAAACTTATATTTTGCAGGTCGGGAATAAATCCGAACTCCATATCTTTAATTTTAAATGTCGGTGTAAACTTCGGTGTATCTGAAAACAATTTATTAAAGTGAGCAACTAACTTTTGAACTTCGGTATATTTAATGTTTATAATTTCTTTTAATTCTATATCGCAAAAGATTTGAATCATTTTTTCCGCTAACATTTCGTTGTCGGTTGTTGTTTCTTTTACCTTAATAAACTTTTGGTATTGTCCTAAGGTAATTTCGTTTAAGTCTGTTGGTATGGTTAATTCTAATTTCATATTTATATAATTAAGTTTTTCGTTTATTGTTATATGCAACCGCTATTTCATAAGCGTATAAAAGCATTTCAAAATGTAATACAAACTTTCGTGAATTGCTCATATTTATTTTAACCCTTACGCCTTTGCGTTGGTAAATGTATTCTTCTACAACGGCAATCATTACGTTTAAATCGTTTGTCATCTTATAAAATATAAACCTTTTGTTGGGTTGGCTAATTGGTAAGATACCGCATAACGCAATGCATCAATGGCGTGGTTATGCGCATCTTGTGGTGTTTTTGACTTTTTTTCCAACCACGAATAGTTGTTTAGTTCTTTAATCAAATCAATACTATCTTCTGATATTACCAAGTCATAATCTTGTAATAAACTGATTCCATAAATTACGCTATCCGCTCCTTTGATTGTTGGAACTACATTATTACCAAGTGCGTTTAGTTCGCTTATAAGTCTCGGTTCTGAGTTGTCACCAACTATTAAATCCTTTTCCGCAAAGTCTGAATTCAATCGTGCAATTTGACTTGTCGTTAATGCTTGTTTATAAAATAGTAACTTGACGTAAATAACTTTGTTTGCTTTGTCTATGTTTGTTTTTACTAAAGTCGTAGGGTCTGCGCTGAATCCGTAATCTTGTCCGTAAACATTTGTTCCTATTTCTCTAAATTGTCCGATTTTCCAATTGGTAAATATTACACCTTCGGCTTTGTCCAACCAACCCCCTAAAATTGTGTGCTTGTATTTTTCGGGTCTTCGTGTTTTTATATGTTCGACTTGGTTTAAAAATGATTCCGATAAATTCTCAAGGTTGTCTAAGTAAGTCGTATGTATGTAAGTGGTATCGTTTTTTATTAGCGTTGCCCCTTGTTCTATTCCTTTGCTTTCAAAAAACTTGTCGTAAATAAAATGTTCCTTTGTCGTGGGGTTGAGAATAAGTATAACTCGGTTTTGTTTTGTCTTATGCCTAATTGATAAATCTATTTTATCAAAGGTGTCTTCGTCCGTTAGTTCTTCAGCTTCGTCAAGTACCCAAGTCGTAACACCTTGCAAAGATTTAAGGTTTGCCGTTTGAGTTCCAGAACTTGTTTTAATTCCTTTAAAGATTATTTTGCTACCCGTTTGCAAATTTATTATTTCGTCTTTTGTTACAAGAAAATTTTCTTGCATATCCATCAGCTCTATTTTTTCTATGAATTCGGGAATGATTGATATACCCGCACTAACTAAAGTGTAACGAGTAAACAAAACAACGTGTCCGCTTTCCTTTGTAAGCAATAATAAGAACGTGGTAACGCTATACGACTTCGACGAACCCCGACCACCCGTTACAATAAAGTAACGAGAGTCACTACCTAAATAATTAAACTTCGGGTTTAATACTATCAATTTTAAATAAGTCTTTTACGTCAAAGTCTGAGACGTTTAGGTTTGTGTCGGTTGTTTGTTTAGGCGCTCCAAATGCGCTATCCATTATTGCTTTGTATGCGTTTACGTCTCCTTTACTTGCTTTGTTTAACATCGCTAACGTAATCATTTCTTCTTGACTTAATGATTCTATTTCGCCCGTTAGAACGTTCTTATGTTTAGTAATTAAATCTAAATATTGTCGTGCTATCGTACTGCGGTTCTTTGAACCTTTTGGTCTTCCGTTTGGATTAGCATTATTGTTTTTACCAAAAGGTTTTAAATTTTCTTCGTTAGCCATTTTTCACGTTTATTTCTCGATTGTTTTACTTTCAGATTGCATTTTTCTTTTTAACTTTTTTAATTCTTTTGTAATTTCTAAATGGTGCATATTTGTTTTTATCCATTCTTCGGTTACAACCTTTTTATTTAAGTAAGCCATTGCGTTACTTAGTCTCATTTTCGTCTTTGTATTCGTTTACAACTTTGCTTAATCCGTTTACTACTTCTCGTAAACAACTTCCGCAACTTGTCGGTTGCCTTCTTTGTGAAAAGACACGGTTGTAAATTTTAAGTAGTTCCCTTTGTTCGCTTGGAATTAAAACGTTCTTTGCTAAAACTTTGGTTGTTGTTAAATATTTGTATTCCGCCTGGGTCAAACATTTTGGTTTTAAGTAAGGGAATAGTTTATTTAATTTTTCCTTTCGTTCTTCGCAACCGCAATCTTCGCCTAATAACCATTTGGCTACTTTTGCTATTCCCGTTTTTTCTAAAACAATTTCGATTGTGTCTCCTAATCCAGTAGGTTCGATAATTGTATTTTCTTCAATGTCAATTTGTGTTAGTTTTTTCTTTGCCATAATTTCTATTTTATAAGTTCGTAATCTTTGTTTTTATAATCTTGGTAATTCTCTTCTATGTTTTCTTTGATTCGTGTTTTACAATATTTGAGCGTGTGGAAAATAGACGTAACCGATATATTTGTTTCCTTGCTTATTTCTCTCATTGACATATCGGAATCTTTGTATAAGTTAAATAACATTTGGTCGTACCAGTGCCAATCGTCTACTATGTTTTCAACTTGGTTCAATATACAATTGAATGATTCGTGTTTTTCTACGTTTGGCGTTTCTTCTGCTAACATCGCTATTGAATCCAAATCTACTTTTTGCATTTTGTTTGCTTTATTAACGTGTTGTAAAAAAGTATTCTTGAGCGCAAACCAAACATAAGATTTATTTAAGTTTCCGTTTGTAAATAATTTTTCTTCGTTGCTCCATTTCAAAAGCATTAAATACGTTTCTTGCACTATGTCTTCAGCAAAGAAATATTCGCCAAATGAGTTAACTATCTTAACCCATTCTTTGTGGTGCTTTACTACTTTATTAATCCATTCCAATTTCACTTTGCTTAAATATTAATCAAATATATGTTTATTTTTTCAACAAGTAACAAAAAATCTTATCAACAAACTTTTGTTAAATAAAAAACCCCTAATTAAAGGGGCGTAAACTTATTGTAGTTTCAATCGGTAAATATACTTGTCTAACTTCTTTGCGGTTTCTAAACTTACGTCTTTACCTTGTAAAAATCGGTCTATATTGTATTGATGGAATTTTTCCCCTCTACCTTTTATTTCTTTTACAACTTGGTTTCGTGTTCGTGTTTTTAGTGCCTCAATTAAACAAGCTCGTAAATTATAATCGTCTATTAACATCGGTCTAAATTTATTTCGTTTTCTTGTAAACTTTATTAAAATGGTAAATCGTCCGAACAATCCAATGCAACTTCTTTAACCGCACCTTCAACTGCGTTAATTTGCCAACCTTCAATCGTGTTGAAATACTTTATTTCGCCTTGTGGACTTTTCCATTCACGCCCTCGTAAATTAATGCTTACTTCGACTTGTTCGCCAACGTTATTTTGCGTTATCAACTCGGTTTTGTCTTGTGTAAATTGAATAGTTATGTACTGCGGAAACTTTTCGTCCGTTAATAATACTACGTCTTTACTTTTGAATTTTTCGCTTACTTTTCTAAGCGTTCCCACGTTGTGGATTTTTCCCGTTACTTTCATTTTTTTAAGTAATTATAAGTTAGTGCAATAGTGCAAACCCAACCCCAAACAATTGCTGGGGTTAAAAGTATTGTTAAAAGTGTTATCATTTTAAGTTGTTTAGTAAATTATCGTAATATTCTCTGCATTCTTCTATTCGTGTTTTGATATTCTCAATAATAACATCGTCTTTTACTATTTTAAACGTTTTTAAGCGCTTTTCTTTTGGTATATGTCCAAATGTATGTTTTGATTGCACAAAGGCTCTTAAATCTAAACTTTCTTCAATCAAACTTGCCTTCCAATGTTCCCTTCTTATTTCGTCTTCGACTATTTGTAATGGCGTGTCAATTAAGCAATAGCATAAAAGCGCTTCCGTTTTATTCGTAAGCCAAAGGTAGCCTTGCAATTGATAAAGATAGTCTTTATTTTTTAATTCAGTATCGAAAAAAGGAAACGTTGTAGCGTCCCAACTACTCTTTACATCAAGTAAAATTTCGTCCGTGTTTACGTCGGGCGTTCCAGAAATCCAATCGTTTGAAAAGTGTTCTTCGTTTTTGTAAATGAATCCTAAATTTAAAACATCATTGCATAAAGCAATTGATAATTCTTCGACTTCGTTCCCTTTGTCGGTGTAACGTGAACTAAATTCTTTGCGTATTCCGTAAACTTCTTCAACTGCTAATTCTTGTAAATAAGTTTTAGTGGTTTGGCTTAACTTTTCTCCTTTTGTTTTGGGGTTCGTCATTATTTTGCCTATTGAACTACATCTGATTTTCATAACTCAAGGGTTTTTAATTGTTCTGGCGTTAATTCGAAAGTCTTTGTAAGTTCGTCCATTGTGTAACCGCCGTCGCTTATTGCCTTAATTGCCTTTGCAAGTCTTTTATCGTCAATAGCAACCTTTTTAGTTTCGTTTTTTGGTTCGTTCTTAACTTGTTCGCCACCTGCGTCCGTATCTTTGTCGGTAACTAATCCCAAACAACTTGATAAAGAGTACCTTCTCAAGTAGGTACAAGCACTTCCAAAAACTTGGAAATCATTCATTCCTTTTAATTGTACGTTTTGCGGAATCGACGTTTTGCTTTCGAGCGTTTCCCCGCTTTCAACGTGAAAAATAATTGTTATTAAGTCCGTGCCGTGAATCAATTGTGTAAACCCTAAGCCGTGCTTTTTTAACAAGGGGTTTATTACTTCAAAGATTTTTGGAAGGTCTGCGTAAGTGTAGCCGTAACCTTGCGTCGCTTTGTGAATCGTTGGAACTTCTTGTTGAAATTCCGCTAAACTTTTAAATAAGTGTTTCATTTTTATTGGTTTTATTGGTTAGTAATTATATGCAAATATAACAATTTAATTAATATGCAACTATTTTTTTAATTTATTTTTAAGAAATCTATTATTGGTAATAAAATTCCTTTGCTGGTGTTGTTGTCCCCGCCTAAAACATCGCGCTTTGTTCCTAAATATTTTCTACAAAGTATCTTTAATTCGTTTTTTTCTATTGTAATAAAATGCTTTTCGCTCAACCAATAAACCCAATAATGCGCTTCGCTTGTTGCTAATCCGCTTGGCTTGTTTCGGCTTTGATATTCAACAAAAATATTTCCCGTTTCGATTGCCCTAAAATCCCGTTTAACTTCTATTTTTTTTTGTAGTAATTCAGCTAATTGGTTTTCGTATGTTTGTCCAACTTGTAAATCAAATCTAAAATCGTTGTTGTGCTTCATATTTTATTTGTTTCGGATTCGGAAAACTTTATTTTTTCCTTATAAATGCTAATTATTTCTTTTAATTCGTCCCTTGTAAATTTTCGTGTTTCGTGTGCTTTGCCTTGTAATTCAATTAATTTTTCTGCTCCAATTCGTTTTTCTATTCCTATTTGATAGTTTAATAAATTTCCGTGTAAATATTGATTACAATAAACGCATTGAGCGTGTACGTTGTCTTCGTCGAATGTAACGGCTTTGTGTCCGCCCATTGAATAATAATGTCCAGCGTCAAATTTTTGACCTAACTGAGTTCCGCACGAAATACATCCTTTGTTTCGGTCTCGGTTTCGTATGTAGCTATTGAAATAAGTTTGCGCTAATTTTGTAAGTTCTTGAACCGTTTGTAATTTTTCCTTTAATTTGTTTTTTCGTGTTTTCCATTCTTTTTCTTTTTGTGAGTTAACCCAAACTTTTATGCAAGGTTCTTCTAAACAAAACTTTTGGTTGAATCTTATTGGCGTAAATTCCGCCTTGCAATTTTTACATTTTTTCATTAAAATAGTTTTAGTTGTGCTTTGTGGTTTTCTATTCTTTGCATTGCCTTATCGAAATATTCTTTGTCAAGTTCACAAGCGGTTAAATCAAATCCGTAATCGTGACAAGCTATTGCTATACTTCCGCTTCCTAAGTGAGTATCTAAGATTTTGTCTCCTTCTTTTGCGTATTTGTCTAATAGCCATTTGTAAAGTTTTATTGGTTTTTCTGTTGGGTGAAAATCTTTAATACCTACAACTCCTCTATAAATTTTTGCGTTCATATTAAATGATGTATAAGCCAACTCACACATTGCAAAACTCATCCCCTCGGCTATTTTTTTATCCCAAACAATCCACCCTCTGCTATGATTTAAATTATTTGGAAAGTAATTACCTCCCCAAATAATTTGATTTTTTGATACTCTTTTTAGTTCATTAAAATAAATATCATTAGGTACAATATCATTAAACTTTTCAAGTCCTTTTTGTATTTTAATTTTCCTATTAGTTTCTCCTCCCGAAACTATTTTATCCATTATCCCATACGGCGGGTCTACAATAGCCAAGTCAAAATATTTATCTGGATAACGTGCCATTAATTGCATATTGTCTTCGTTCGTTATTTCCATCTTAAAAATTATTTATTTTAATTTCGTTTTCTAATTCCTTAATTCTAAATTTCAACTCTAAATTTAATTGTTCTAAATTGTTTGAACTTGACGAAAATATTCGTGCTTGTTTTTCTAAAACTAAAAAAGTTGTTAAGACCTCCGATAATTCATTTTCAGTTTCCAACATCGAATTTAACAAGTCGGTTCGGTGTCCGTTTTTTTCTTCTATTTCCTCACGGCTTATTTTTAACTTTAATAAAGTTTTGCGTAAAATAGCAGTTGCGCTTAGTAGTTTAATTTCCATTTTTATTTGTTTATAATTTGCTCAGTTGCGTATGCTTTTTGATATACGTTTGGCGCTGGGTTCGTTTGCTCAAAATAACTCAAACGTTCTTTGTCGAACCAAATTTCAATCATTCCAATATTTCCGTTTGAACGTGGTTTAATTTTATTAAAGTGTATTTCCGCAAGGTTAAAAGTTGGGTCTTGTCGGTGTACGGTAATCATACATTTACCACTATTAAACCATTCCGAACCTCCTTTTAAATCGTAAGGAACGGGTGCGTTTCGTTTTCCATTTTCCTTCTCGGTTAATTTTGGGTGAATAATCGTGTGTAAATGTAAATCATTGTCTTCTGCTATTTGGTTTCGGTAAGGCAAAACATATTCTAAATATTGAGCGTAACCCCCAAATTCAGCGTAAGGGTGGTTTAAATCTTTCCAACTATCAATTGAAGCCGTGTGTAATTCTCCGTGTTTTTTTAATTCAACCGCCATATCCCAAAATTGAACGGGCGTTAATTTCGCTTTTACGTCTTTTTTAGTCAAAACTTTAAAATGGTTTAAAACCCAGTCAATCGCTTGAGTAATTTCCCTATCTTGAATAACGTTTTTATCCAAAGGGTTAAAACTTTTGCCCGTTTTTTTGTTTATTAAGTCTGCTATTATTTCAACGTTTGTGCCTACGTCGGGAAAATATACTAAATGTTTCCAGCCGTAAAATTTAGACGTATTCATTAAGCACTCCATTAAAACTTGCGTTTTACCCGACATCGGAAAACCCGTCCAATCGGTGCAATTGCCTAAGCTCATTGAATAATGTTCGTGTAACTTAGCAAAGCCTAAATACTTTCCTTTTTGATTATAAGTATCGCGATACTTAAACAAGTCGGTTATTACGTCGCCTGCTTCGGTAATTTTATATCCATTTAACTCCACGGTGCTTTCCATTTTGAAGGTTCGTTTTTTTCTTGTATTGTTTGTATTTTGTCCCAAAACAATCCTTGCCAACCTTGTTCGATTGAATTGTTTATTACAAACTTACATTGTTCATTTGTATAATTTTCCATTTTAACTAAAATAGAATCTATGCTTTGTTTTGTTAAAGCCTTTTTTGTTGATTTTCTATAATTAATCCAAGAATCTAAAATAAGTTCTTTTTCATTCTTTTCTTTCTTTACATTCTTGTTAGTGGTTACTTGCTGGTTACTTGTTGGTTCTTTAATGGTTACTTCGTTGGTTACAAGTTGATATTTAGCGTAGTTAACTACTTCAATTATAGTGCCTTGCGAGCTTGTTTTGATGGTTATTTCGTTGGTTGATTTTAACTTATCTAAAGACGTTCTTATTTGTTGAACACTTAAACCCGTTTCAATTGCTAAAATATCCCTTGACGTTATTATCGTTCCAATTTTTAACTCCAGACCTTTATATCTTTTTTGTTTGTGGTTTGCCTTAAGTAGCAAGTGTAAAAAAACACGAAAAGAATTGTTATCCGAATACCATTCCCAATCTAAAATTTGTCTATGTATTTTTATCCAACCGCTCATAATCTTAATTTGTTAGTAAATAAAAAAGCCTCATATCTTCGCAGGGCTAGACTTCTGCGTCAATACAAGGCTAATAACTTCCTTCTTGGATTTATGGTGTCTAGCCAATCCGTTCACAAATATAACAATTATTTTAATATAAATCGTTTTTATCCGAAAACTTATAAACATTATTTTGTAACCGCCTTTTAATCTTAGTCAAGTCGTAAAGGTTTTTACTTTCCATTATATCTTGAATTAAATTCCGCTCTTTTAATTTAATTTTCTTATTCTTAAATTCTTCAAATAAATCTTTAGTGTCTATTAAGTACATTTCGTCTTTTGCTCGTTCAAACAATTCCGCTTGTGTTATTCCGTGAATTATAGTTGCGTGATTCATTCCAAAAAGTTCGGCTATTTCACGAAGAACATAATTATTTTTTCGTAAGTAAGAAAATATAAACCAACGACGATGAACTTTGTTTGGTTTCTTTGTGCGTTCCCGTAGGTTTTCAGTTTTAATTATTTCGTGTATTCGTTCAATCAAGATTTCCATAAGCATAAGTTATTAAGCATAAGTAAATGTATTCAATTAGTGTTTTCATATTGTTTCGACTTTTAGTATTAGTTTTCTTTGCATTGCCATTCTTTGTATGGCGTGGTCTCGGTCAAGTGCTTTTAAAACACGATAACCAATTGTTTTTTTAGTGCAATTGCTATCTAAATAAAACACATATGTTACTTTATAATGTCTCATTACTATTTGGTATTTCGTTAAATTCTTGTTGGCTTAAATAGTCTAAGTAAAGGTTTAAATTAAAACTCCCGCCTTTATCACCTTCAACGCTTTGTTCCCGCCACCAGTTCATTTTTCTTTTAAGGCTAAAGGTTGTTTGTGTGAATTCGTTTTCTGTGTTCGCAATTTGCGACTTTAATAATTGTTTCATAAGTTATCGTTTTTTTGTTCGTTATAAAAATCTAATTCCATTTCTAAGTGTTCAACCAACCCCCAATCAACGGGCGATTCCAAAACAACGTCTTCTATTGCCGTTTTGATTGTTTTTAGTTCGTCAAGGCTTGGAAAATACGAATGCTTAATTCCGTTAATCCATTGTTCTGCTTCCGTACAATAAACGTCAATTTTGCAATCGTAAGTTTTCGGGTCTGCGTCGTAAAAATTCCAATCAAATTCCATAATAAATTCAACTCCGTCAATTTCATAACATAAACTTGCGGTGTTTTGGTCAATTTGTAAATCTTCTAAATTCATTTTAAAGCGTTTTAAGAGTGGTTAAATAGTTAAGTTATATAAATGTATGCGTAAAGTAAAATAATGCGTTAAACGTGCTTAAAATCAATACTCGTTAAGTTCGAGTTTGTCAAGTAAAAGCAACATCGTTACTAATTTAGCTTCGTTTCTTTTTGTAGCTGGGTCTTGTTGCCCAAATGCTTTGCAAAGTTCGTTGTAATCGTTTTGCAGTTCGTCTTTGTAATTTAAAATTACTTCAATCATTTCTTGCTTGTTCATTGGTTAATTTTTAAAGGTTAATATTAATTAATTTTTGAAAATGTTCAATAACTTCTTTTATACTTCTTGCGTTATTAATAAATGGTCTTACGTTAAAAGAGTTAGTTATGTTTCGAACGTAATATTTATCTCGTGAATCGTAGCCGTTTTTTACTGCGTTAATTATTAGGGTTAACTCACATATTTCTTCGCCATTTACACAAAGAATTCTTTCGTTTTTATTTTTTAAGATTGTTACTTGTTTCATTGTTTCGTGTTTTGTTATACGCAAATATAAAGACTATTTTTATAACTGCAAACATTTTAACAATTATTTTTAATAAATTAACAAATTTAGAATCATTCTAAATAAGGAACGAGTGTAATTTATGCCCTTATGTATAGAAACAAAGGTAATTTATGCTTGATATAAGGGTAAAACCTTAAAATATATGCGTAAGCCGTGCAACTTGTCCAAATTCCTTATGATGAATAAAGCCTTCAACCGCTTTAGGAACTCCCGTAAATCCTTTTTTGTAGTGCCAACTATCAGTTCCAGACGGACTGCGTAACGTTTCAAACGTGCAACCCACGAAATCTTTTTGAATTTTATGGTGAACGTGGTGTGAATAAATATAACGATGTTTTGTTTTGCTCCATTCCAAAGGAAATTCAGTAGCTAATAACAAAGGTAAATTTTCGGCTTTCGCTCCGTCTCCGTGAGTCGTTCCGATTAGATTATTTCCGTAAACAAATGCTTTGCGGTGTTTCAAGTCTACATTAAAACGAATTGAACTTTTATGAAAATGAGCTTCTATTAACTGCATTAAAAAAAACCCGTGCGTTAAATCGTGATTACTTGGATTGTAGACAACCTCAACTTCAGCAAAAGTTAATAATTGTTCTAATAAATCAATATAAAGATTCTTCGCCATTATAAAGTTTTCAAACCAAAAGCCGTCGGTATCTTGTGGCGTTAAATTTGTTGTGCTTTTTTTTGTGTTGTCGGTGTGTAGAATATCGTTCCCAGCAACAAATAAAACTTTGTCAATCTTAAACCCTTGCGATTTGTTTATAATGCCTTGTAATCCGTCTTTTGCCCTCTTAACTGCTATTTGACAATTATAGTCTTCGCCAACTTCAAACGCACTTGCTAATTTACCAATATGTAAGTCTGCGATGTCAATAACTAATAAATGAGAATCGTTCGTTTTTTCAAACTTTATTTTTTCGTATTTTGGAGCGTGGTTTTTTACCGCTTCAATACATTCTTGTTTGATTGTTTTAAATCCTTGTTCGTCTTCGGTTTTAAAGTTTGGGTTTTTAAAGAATAAACTTGCGTTGTCGTTTTTAAGCCATCCGTGTTTTACGTCTTCGTCGTTTATTCCAATTTCGTCGGACGCTTTTTTTATCGCTCGGTATTTTTGTAAAATTTCCGCTTCGTCTGGTTGTAAACGGGGTCTATATTTGCTTATCAAATTATACGTCTAAATTTATCAATTATTCGCAAAATAAAAAATGTTCCGAAACCCGCTAAAAACCCCCAAAAGAATAAACTCCAATTTGTTCGTCTTTTCGTTTGTTGTACTTCTTTGCGTTTTTCTTTGCTATCCTTATAAATGTATTTGTACTTTAAAACGTCTTGTTTTATTAGTTTAGTTTTGTACCTATATTCAATTCTTGTTTGCCATTTCGTTTTTGGAAGATATACATTTCTAAAAAACACCACCGAATCACGGAATCTAATAATTTTTTCGTATCGAATCGTATCATTTATATAGTAAGCAACCGAATCAATAGTTGCTATTCTTATTGTGTCGCTATCTTGTACCAATTTTAAGCCGTGTTTAAGCGCTTTTTTGTAGTGATATTGTGCTTTGCGTTCAGTTGAGCAACTAAACAACGTTAGAACGCTTAAAAAGACGATTAGCCTTTTCATAACTCTATTAAAGTGTAAGTAAATTTATTTCCGAATACCGCTTTAGCCTTGTTTATTATTTTCATAAACTCAACGAAATTTGCGTTGTATCTGAAAACTTGACAACCTTCCGAAAAGTAATCCACGTTTGACGGGTCTTTATAAATGCTTGAGCGGTGAATATTGATTCCAAACATACCCGAATCAATTACTTTTTCGTCGTGGATTGTATCTTTGTTGTTGTCTCTATAAACCGAAACATTTCCCAACCTTTGACAAAGTGCTTCATATTTTCCGTTATGTAAACTTACTGCGTAAACGCCTCTATATTGATTTGGAACTAAACGAGCAACACCCTTTGAACTTCTTAAAATTTCAGTTGGTTTTTTTCCAGCGTCGGTTGTTATCGTCCATTCGTGAAATTGCCAAACTCCGTTTATTTTATAACTCAAAGTTAAAGTATCGTCGAATTCGTTGGTAACTTTTTTACCGCTTTTCAAATTTCTTACGCCAACAATATTAACGTCGTAATCTTTTGCGCTATCGAACCAAACGTAACCCTTGCTTTTAACCGCTTTTTCTATTTGTTCCCTTGTGTACATAATTAGATTTTAGAATAAATCATTGCTTTTATTTTTTCCCTTTGTAGAAAATTCAAATAATCAAATAATTTCTTTATCATTTTATTTCGTTTAAATCGCCTTTAATTTCTTTAGCTCTTGCAAAAAGGTTTTTAAGTGCTTGCCATATATCCACCCCTTTAACGGCTTTTATGTTCTCATTAATAGAGATGGTCTCAATACTTACCAACACTAAAGAAAGTATTTTAGTCAACATTAAAGGAACGGAAAAGAACGTTAAAATAATATCGTTAAGAATAAAATAATCTATTAAGTAAAATCCAATTACTGCAATTTCGTAAAGAAATAACTTTGAAACAATAGCCGAAAGTTTTCTTGATGTAATTGGTATTCCCAATTTCTTTGACTTCCAAATTCCCGTTAAAGTGTCTAACAAAATTGCAAACCCAATTAAGAATAAAATACCAGAAATAGGTAAAAAGAACGCTCCAATAATTGCCAATAATTTTGGCGATGCTATCCGAATATTGGTAAGTAAAATAAATAATTGTATTTTCATTTTTTCAAGTAATATTGTTGTACTAATTCGTGCGTTAAAAAAACGAATAAAGCAACCCCGCCAAATTTTAAAAACAAAGCGTCTTCGCAAAACATAGCAAGGGAACACAAATAAGAAAATACAAAAAACAATAAAGATAAAGCTCGTAAATGTTCCATAATTATTTTTTTTCTTTGTTTAGTTTCGTTAAGTAAACGAGCAACTTTTTAATATTTGTTTCTTTTGGTTTGTGCTTCTTTTTCATAGTCATTAAATATACCAACCCGTAAAATTGTTTTGTGTGCTTGGGAACATATCCGCATTTGAGTTCGTGCTATATTCGGGAAACAAAGAATTGTTAAAATTAATATAAGTTATAAAACGTTCCGTGTAATTTTGTGCAATCATTCGTTCTTTTTCAACTAAGAAATCCACTTCGTTTTTATCTACGCTTGTTGCGTTTTCGCTCGTATGTTTAAACACCCCTTTATTCGCTATTGTATAAGCCGAAAAAGGCAAATATTCGACCATTGCCCAATGGATTAGCATTGGCTTAATATATGAATTAAGTAAAAATAAATAAGGGTTGGCAAGTGTGTTGTTTATTATATCCGTTTTAATCTTTTCAAGTAAATTCGTACCCAAGTAATTTTGTATATGTATATCTTGAGCAACTTTAATCCATTGAATAAAAGAATCCGTGTCAATGTTTCCGTTAAGTGCGGTAAATTTTACGATGTCGTTTCGTGAAATTAGTAATGCTTCTGCCATTATTTAAATCTTTTGTTTGTTGGTAAAAATCCTTCGAACGGCATATCTTTTGGACGCATTGCAACAAGATTTGGATTGCGAACACGATACCCCGCCTTTTCCGCTTTGCCAGTCGAAATTGTTATTGCGTTTGGACTTAATGGGTCTATTCCCGTTTTATCGTCAAAGGCTACAAATGTTTTTCTTTTCCAAACGTGGTGACATCCTCCACCGCCTTTATATAACCAAATGTCGTAAGTTGGCGCTCCTTTTGCCCCCCAACCTTCGTTTACAACTTCCGTTTTCATTCTTAAAATGTCTTCTTTTCGATAAACCTTATTTGCAAAAATCATTTTTTTACAAAATTCACGGCTATCCGAACTCAAAGCATTTGCGTATTCATAACGTGTAATAAATAAAATGCCGTCAATAACTTGGTCTTGTTCGCTTTTTGCTCGTGGGTTTGCCGTTCCCGTTCTAACAATTTTTTTTATTTTACTAAATATGCTTTTTTTTGGTGTGTTTAACTTTTCAATTTCTAAATCTATTTCGTCTTCGGTGTCGTAATCAACTTCGAATTCGTCTATTAATATCCAATTAGGGTCTACGTCTTCGCCTAAATCAATTAACGCTTGTGCTAAAGCGTCGTCTTTTGGGTCTGCGCTTAATTCCGTTCCCGTTTCTTCGGCTATTTGTTCTTCGGTTTGTGCGTTTTCTAAATCCGTAAATTCTAAAGGTTGCAAAGTCTTGAAAAATAGTTTTAAATGTATTCCGTTAAAATGTAAAATTGTATCGAAAGCGTCTAATAATTCTTCTTGAAAAGGTCGTATAACCATATTGTCAAATAAGATTGCACTATTTTTTAACTCGTCTGCATTACTTGAAAATCCGTTTGTTGAAGCAACTCCAAATAATAACGGACTTGTAACGTTGTGTCCAAGCATTATTTTTCTTAAGCATTCTTCGCTTAAATAAGTGTAATGTTCTGGAGCGTCGTTTAGTGGTATATCCTCAACCGTTGTTTTTGATTCCGCATTATCATTAAAAGCAACAATTACTTTTTGACCGCGTGACCCCGTTAATTTATTTAAAACTTTTTGGCTAATAATAGATTGTTGTTCTTCGCTTGGAACTCCATTATTAAAGTTAACTACCTTCGTTCCGCTAAATCCGTTTTGAACTTCGTTTATTAAGTAGTCGCCTATTTCTTGCTCCAATAGTGCGTAAGGAACTGCGCCTTGATAGTCGGGGTAAGCGTAGTATTTCATTCCAACCGAATAAGGCTTACTATAAAGTATTTCTACATTGTCATTTGAGAATCCAAAAGCCGAAAATCTAAGCGGTGGAAATTGTCGTGTATCGTTCCAATTGTCCGAATAATAGTAACCCGCTATTTCACCTTCTTTATTGCACTTTTCCGCTCGTAAAAGATTAACGGGTATATGATAAGCCTTTAAAATCTTTTTTCTATCTTTTGAATAATGTAATTGAATCGCAAATTGCCCTAACATTTTGCGGTCAATAATCATTTTACGCACATCGTCCCTTGAAAACAAAGTCATCATTTGTGCGTACTCGTTTACTTTTTTAGAAGCGTCTAACGCACCTAAACCACGCCCGTAAACCAATCTACAAATGTTGTTTATTATGGCGTTATTCGTCGTGCTATTCGTGTATCTATCAATTAAGAAATCAAAGTATTGTTCGCCATTTTCCGTTAAGAAATCAACCCAATTTTCTCGGTTTGTTTCTTCGACAATTGGTGTCGTGTAACTTGATAAATTTAAGACGTGGTAATTATTCATAAATTATAAATTCGTTGTTTGATGTATGCGAAACATATTGTCCGTTATTTACTGAAAACGTCGCTAAAGGTTGATTCGTGCAAAATGCTTTTTCTAATAGTAATCTATCTCCGTTCGTGTCTTGTAATTCAATCATATAAAAACGATTTTCCGTAAGGTTAAAAATGGCTTCGATTTGATAAAAATAACTTGTTGCGCCTTGTGAAATAATCGGAACGTTTGTAGTTACGTTTTCGGCTTCGTCCGTAATTAACAAATCCGTAATCGTTCCCGTTCGTGGCGTACAATTAAAGGTTTGACTTGTAACATTATTTGTAGTTAAAACTATCATATAGATATAATTAGATTTTCTTGTTTTTGTTTCATAAAAAAAGGGTTACACGAATGCAACCCCCTTTTAGTTTTAACCAATAAAACGTCTTTTATACCGTAATAACTGCGCCACCTAACAAAGATGCTAATTGTGCTTCAGTAGTACAATCTAAGAAATTGGCGGGAATCGCCTCTTGACCCGTGAAAGTCAAAGAATAACCCGACATATCACCCAAGTTTGTACCATTTCCGATAGTTCCCGCAGTTACGTCCATACCTCTTTCAAGTCCCGCAATAAAGTATTGATTTGCGTTTGTGCGAACAATAATATTTGGTCTTCCGTAAGTAAGTAACTTTACTTCTTTGTGCGTTTGAACGTCTTGTTTCTTCAACGTAACCGCCAAAACTTGTTCAAAGAATGTAGTTCCGTTTTCACGTGAACTTGTAATTGTAGTTTCAAAAGAGTTTGTACCCTTTAATTCGAATTTGTAAACGGGTGTTGATGCGGGTAAAGCAATAGCCGAAATTTCGTCCGTTGTACCAACATAAGTAACGTCGGTTGTTGCGTCGTAAAGTCCATAATTAAGTACAAAAATAGCGTTCAATCCGCCTATTATATCTTTGCATTGTTCAAGCCGTCCGTGTGTGATATCACAACTCATAATTTTTTTTTTTAGTATTGTTTATAATAAGGGGTGGTTGCCCACCCCGTTAAATGATTATCCGTAAACTACGATGTCTTCAATTACTCCGTAAGTTGCTCCAGCAGCCATTCTCATAATTACACGAACGTTTTGGCTTCCGTCGATGTCCGACATATCAATAACACGTACTTCTTGAGTGTCGCTCAAAAGTGAACAACCGAAATACAAGTTAGATGTTGTTGTTGCCATCATTGAATCGTTAGGCAATCCGTTTGCCATAAAAATTGGTATTCCAGAATAAGACAAAGCTCCGTTTGTGTACCACATTGTACCCATTGAGTTAACACCCGCATTTGCTTGTGAGTTAGTACCTAAAGCACCGAAACCACCTAAAGCGGAAACATAAGCCTTTGCAACGTTTTGTGAAACATAAATCTTTAAATCAGATTTTCCGTAAAGTGTTGCGGGAATTTGCGCTTCAACTAAAGCAAGTTGAGCAATTACGTTAGCGGGTGTAATCGCAACGTTTGAAATTAATTGTGCGGGTGGTAAATTTGGGTCAACTAAAGCCGTTGAAAACAATCCGTCAAATTCTCCCGTGTTTGCACTTGAACCTTGCCATAAAGAAACTTCGTTAGCGGAAGCAACTTGGGAAGCTACGTGTGCAATTAAGTAATCGGCAAAAGACTTAGGTAATACGTCAAAAGACGAAAATCCTTGCTCTATTCCTTGCCAAGTGTTGTGAAATTGTGACTTACAAAGTTGCATATTTACTTGTAAATCTTTAACCTCTAAAATTCTCTCGGTTAAATCAACGGTTGAGTTTGTTTGAAAGTCACAAGAAGCGTCCTCAAGAACGTTTGCAGTTTCAAGACGTTGAATAACTGATTTAAATTTGATGTTTGGCATAACGGTAACCCCGCCATTTTCGATTGTTGGAGCGCTTAGTAGTGCTGCCGAAATGTACTTACCCGCGAATTGACCCGCGTAAGTAGTGGTAATAACTGGTTGTGTTGGCATTTCTTTTTAATTTTTAATTGTTAGTAATTATTTAATTTTGTCTAATATAGAATCCATTACGTTACGCGGTCTTTTAGAACCAATTTTAGTGAATTCAATTTCTTTTGTATTCTCGGGGTTGAAACTAATTGGTTTAATGTCCGAAAGTTCGGTTGATTCTAATTCAACTTCGTCAACTTTGGTTAATAATTCCAACTTAGCTTTTAACTCGTTATTTTCTTTTGTAAGCGCTTCCATTTCTGAAAAGAAAGTTTCTTTAACTACGCTTTCAATTGTTTTCTTAGGTGTTGACTTTTCAACTTGTGCTTCAACTTCTTCTTCAACAACTTCTTCTTCAGCAACTGGCGCTTCTTCTTCTTCGGCTTCAGCTTCTTTGTAGTCCGATATAATACCTTCTTCAACAACAACTAAAATAAAGCCGTCTTCCATTTCGTATTCACCAATTGGAACGGGTATTTTTTGCTCGTCTTCAGTTATAACAAAAACTTCGTTTTCAGCTTCGAATGCGTCCGCTTCTATTAGTGTAACGCCGTCCGCCATTTTTCTTTGTTCTAACTTTACGTCCATTCCAAGTAAAGTTTTGATTTGATTAATTACGCTTGTTTTCATATTTGATTTTTGTTTATATTAAATTGATTTGATTTTATTAATTAAAGATTTAATTATTTTGGGGTCTCCAGAACCAGCTAAACTCAACGCCTCTTTTCCTTCTTTTGTTGAATTAAAATCCAAACCTATTTCTTTAGACGTTTTACTTAATTGACCATATAAAGTTTCAAGTTTCCCCTCGCTTCCCGCATATTTTTCACCAAAAAATATAACAAGTTTTTTAAAATCATTAAATTTAGTATAGGCATCGTTAAATTCTTTATAATCTGACGTCGCCGTGCTTAATAATTTTCGAAAATCATCAATCAAAGTTAATTCTACTTCGTGTTTTGCTAACTCAGTCTTGCCTATTTTGTCGTAAATTGTTTTTAGTGTATTCATATGTTAGGCTGTTTTAAATAATCAGTATAGGTTTTATAAATACTATTAGATGTGCTAATTTCGCTTTCCGCTTGTTTTATTACGGGGTCATTAGTTGCGTCTAATCCTAATTCTTTTGCTTGTGTTTTAATTATAGAAACTAATTTTTCCGCCTCATCTAAATTTAATTTAACTTTTGGAAATTGTTCTTTTGCATAATCAACAACTTGTTTTTTTAAAGCAAAAAATTTATTTGAGCCGTCTCTTAACGCTACTAATTTTTTATTAATTGTGTTTAAGTCGTCTAATTTTGTCAACTCAACTTTATGGTTTGCTAAATCCGTTTTGCCTAATTTGTCGTAAATGGTTTTTAGTGTGTTCATCTATTTTTTAATTAAAGATTTCCAATAGCATCTTGTAATGACTTCAATGTGTCTTTTATAGTTTTATTAAATTCATTAATTAACATTTTAGGTTTATCCAATTCTTTCATTAAAGAATCCGCACCTAATTCTTTTGCGGTTGTTTCAATTTTTTGAACTGCTTTTAATGCCGTATCAACTATTTTACTATTTTTAATTAGTAAATCTTCTATTTTTAGAAAAGTAGGTCTTATGCTTGTTAAACTATCAGCAACAACATTAAGGTCTTTGGTAATATCTTGAACTAATCCTAAATTAACTTCGTGTTTTGCTAACTCGGTTTTAGCGCCTATCTTATCGTAAATTGTTTTTAGTGTGTTCATATAACTATAATTTAATTGTTTATTTTTTGTTGTAAAATTAGTTTACGTTTCCAATTCCTTGAGCTTGTAAAGACCCGTCGCAACACTTCCGAGAATAGCGCTTTCCGTCCTTACATAAACAACCCCTTCGACCTCCAATTGGGCTTGAACGGGGTCTTTCAATTTCTTTTTTTGCTACGTCTGAAACCTTTATGTTTGTTGGATTTTTCATTATCTTTAGTTTTAGGTATAATCTATCGTCAAAGTATTAAAGTTCGTTAAATCGCGTTAAAACCGCGTTAAAACGCATTTATGTTTTTTATTATCTTCCTTGCCTTGCGTACAATTTCTTGTAATTTTTACTTGATTTTAACCCGCTATTTCTTGTTTTTGAGTGTACTCCAGAACGCTTAATTTTTGGTTTTCTCAAGTGGTTTTGTACGCTCGTTTGCTTTGCCATTTAGAATCCAAATTTTTGAATATTGATTAGTATTTTGTCAATTACATCTTTTCTACCTTCAATAGCTTGCATTACTGATTGAGCTTGTTTGTAAAAATCAGTTCCTTTAAAATCTAATCCTAATTCTTTAGCTTGTTTTTCTGATTGAAATAATGGCTCGTTAATATTACTTAATAAAACATTATATTTTACTTCTATTTCTCTTGCTTTTATAATAACTGCATTTAAACTAGATTTAAAATCACTATATAAATTAGCTTCTTGCTTTTTACCTTCTGCTATTCCTTTTTTTAAATCGTCAATTAAACTTAAATCTACTTTATTGCTTTTTAATTCGCTTTTTTCTATTAACGACTTAATTTTTTCAATCATTGCTTTTTCTTTCATATCTATATTTTTTGAATTCATTTCGTATCTGTCCGCAAAATAACCTTCAATAGAAAATCCTTTTACTTCGCCTAATTTAACTTTGTTCCAAATTTCGTCGTTGTTTAC